GGGTCGGGTTCGGGGAGACTATGATTGAATGCGATTTACTAGGGTAACAGATGAAGAATAAAGAAAAGCCTCGAAAACCTAACAGGCGACTCCGTGAAAACATTCCGGGAGAGTGGGCGAAGAGCATGGGAGAACTGGCTGCTCGCTTTTCGGTCTCGCGAGTCACCATTCAGCGTTGGCTCAGACGTGGAGCACCAGCTGCAAATGCATCAGGCTTTTATCCGGTTGAGCCTTGGACCGAATGGGTTGAGCAGCACGGGAAGGACGTTGGCTCAGAAGAGGAGCTTGATAAAAGCAGACTGACTGCTCGGCAACTCTCGCTCAAAAACCAGAAGCTGGAGATCGAGCTTCAGCAGAAACGGGGCGAACTCATTCATCGTGACGATGTCAGGGTCAAACTTTACCAGACTTTCGACACCTGCCGGAGATTGCAGTTGAAAATCGGATCTTCACTCGCTGGCCGTCTCTCTGGCATGAGCCCCGCGCAAATCAAAGCTGAGATTGACCAAGCCATTTCGGACACCTACGCCGAAATCCGCGCATGGTCACAAGAACAGGTTAAGAGAGAGGCTGAGGAGAATAAGGAGGAGAAAGATGTTCTTTGAGACAGTTGCTGAAATCTTTGAACCTCGTGACCTTCGGCTCCCATGGCAATGGGCCGAGGACAACGTGTGGGTGGATAAAACCTCTGCCTTTCCGGGCCGATACCGAGCGAGCACAGCACCATGGACAAAGGAGTTGATGGAGGTTTTTGCAGACAACGAGGTGCGCGAGGTCTCTGTCATGTGCTCCGCGCAGTCTGGCAAGACTCAGGCTCTCATGGTCCTGCTCGCATGGGCTATCGTCGAAGACCCCGGACCCGCCATGTGGGTGCTGGCCGCTCAGGACGAAGCCGAGGACTTCATGCAGACTCGTCTTCTTCCAACACTCATGGAGTGTCCAAGCATCCGTCGAATGATGCCGAGGGAGAGGTCAGGCAAGCGAAAGGGCACCATCGACTTCGCTTCGATGCCGCTCATGGTTCGCGGAGCTGGTTCACCGTCGAAGCTTCAATCGGTTCCGATACGCTGGCTCATCCTTGACGAGGTCCGTAACTACCCGACCGGAGCATTGGAGATGGTCAAAAAGCGGGTCCGAGCACAGTGGAACAGTAAGGTGGTGCAGATCTCCACTCCGCACTTCGAGAACGATGCGGTTCACCAATCCTTCCTCGACGGAGACCAGCGTCGTTTCGAGTGGCCATGCCAAGCGTGCGGTGTGTTCTTCTCGCCTCTATGGGAACACGTTGAGTGGGAAGAGTCAGAGAGGACCAAGACACCGGAGGGGAAGTGGCTGTTCGAGCCACTCGCTGAAACCATCAGACTCAAGTGTCCATCGTGCGGTCACGGCCACACCGACGATCCAGTCACTCGTCGCTCACTCGTTGACGCTGGCCGATGGGAGAAGGGCAACCTCATCGCGCCGCGTCACAAGGTCTCGTTCACTTGGTCGTCCATCATTCCCCCATGGGTTCGATGGCGTGACATCGTCGAGGAGTTTCTTGTGGCCCGTCGTCAGATGACGTTCGGAAACCAAATCCCAATGCAGACTTGGAAGGCTGAGACCATGGGTGAGCCATGGGTCAGCGACCTTAAAGCAGAGCAGTTCGGGGATGACCTGCGAGGGAGCGACTACAAACTCAAGGAGACCAGTGGAGGCCGAGTCTTCCTCTCAATCGACGTGCAGAGCTACGGTCTCTGGTTCGTCGTCCGAGAGTGGCACCCCGGGGGCACCTCTCGTCTCGTGGACTTTGGGAGTGCAGTCAGCTTGTCGGCCATGGACGAGATCGTGGCCAAGTACGGCATCGCATCGGGTGACGTCATCATTGACTCGGGATTCGATACGCAGACGGTCTACACCGAAATCGCGAAGCGTGGAGGCAAGTGGAAGGCCAGCAAAGGCCACGACTCAGTCAACGGCTACATGGTCAATAACGTGAGGAGACCATTCATGTGGAGCAAGGCCGACGCGATGCTGGGCCAAGGGCAAAAGCGGACCATCAACCTGCTCGTCTTTTCTAACCCGATGCTCAAGGATGCACTGGCTCACCTCATGTCAGGCAAAGGTCCAGCGTGGGAGTTCTCGCGTGAGGCCGGTGAAATCTACCTCGCGCAGGTGACCTCCGAACGACGAGAGGAAAGAGTGGACGCTCATGGCAGGGTCAGCCACGTTTGGAAGCAGATTCGGAAGGACAACCACTTGTTTGACTGCGAGGTGCTTCAGACGCTCGCTGCACTCGCGACAAAGATTCTCGGTGGGACGGTTGATGAGAAAGACTCAGGTGATGGCGGACGAGATTGATTATCAGGGGATCTTCCGAGCGATGACCGCTTCGGAGCTGGCGGAAGCATACGCTCGCCTCAAGGCCGAGTTCGCAGACCCGTACACGTCAGTGTCATCAGCAGGAACGTCTTCCCAACGCGACCGCTTGCAGATTGCAAAAGAGTTGGCCGCGTGTGCCCAAATCGTCACCGAACGCTCACGCTCGACGCCGAGAAACCGCGTGCGAGCATCCTTCCGATGAAACTGATTCGCCGCATTCGCAATGCCGTTCGGGCCTTCCGCTGGGAAGGTGCTGAACCGACCGAGAGCCGAGCGCAAACACCCTCGAACTACTCAAACCACGCTGAGAGCGCATCGACAAACCGAGGCCGCGTTCAACTCATCTGGGAGGCTCGAGACCTTGAGAACAACCACCCGCTGGTCTCTGGCATCCTCCGCAAGTTGACACTCTACACGATTGGTTCACTCCGCTACCAAGCGAGGACGAGTAGTCCAGAAATCAACTCTGCGTATGAAACCTACTTTGCCGACTGGTGCAAGCGTGCTGACTTCTCAGGCCGGTTCGACTTCCTCAGCCTCATGCAACTGGCCTTCGTCTCGTTCGTGCGGGACGGTGACTGTCTTCTCGTCAAAAGCCTCACCGAGGACGGGCCGCGTCTCCAGCTAATCGAGGCCGACCGCATCGGCAACCCGTACCACTCGACCGTGGCCGACGATCTCATCGGGGGCATCCGCATCGATGTTAAGTCAGGCCGACCAGTAGCGTACCAGATCACGCGCCGAAGCATGGGAGCATCCTATGTTGACGAGCAGGAGGTTCCCGCCGAGCGATGCCTTCACTTGTTCGACCCGCAACGGCATGACTCTTACCGAGGCGTGTCGGCCTTTGCACCAGCCATCGCAACCTGCAAGGACATCGTGGAAATCCTCGCAGGAGAGAAGGACGCAGTGAAGTGGGCGAGTCAGCAGACGGGGGTTGTCAGGACTCCATCGGGCGAGGGTCTGGGATGGGACGAGCAGACGACCACCGGAGAATCCATCGAACGCATCAAGCCGGGCACGATTCACTATCTAAAGCCGGGTGAGGATGTGACAGGGTTCATGAGCAACCGTCCCAGCGTGACATTCACGGGCTTCCTCCAGTCGCTCCAACGCCATCTCGCTGACGCTCTCGGGCTTCCTTACGGATTTTTCATCGATTCAAGCAATCTCGGAGGGGTCACTGCCCGACTCGATTCTCAACAGGCAGCTCGCGTTTGCATCCGATATCAGACAATTCTGACCAGTCGCATTCTCGATCCGATCATTGAGGCTGTCATCGCGTTCGGTATCTCCAACGGTGACATACCGCAGTCTCCGCAATGGAGGGCGCATCGCTGGCAGTTTCCTCCGTGGCCATCCACCGACATCGGAAGGGAAACGACCGCAGAACTCGCGGAACTTCGCCATGGTGCCACGACGTTTGCTGAGTACTACGCGAGCAAGGGAGAAGACTGGGAAGAGGCATTCGTGCAAGCGGCAAACGAGGTCCGACGCAGGAAGGAAATCTTTGAGGCCGCAGGAGTTGAGGATCCTCTGGTGTTGGCTCAGGCTCAAAACGCGCCACCTGCGCTCAGTTCTGCCGAAGAATCGACGCAGTTTGCTGAGGACTCGTTCGAGCCTCCGCAAGCCGTTCGTGCAGCGGCCGCTCGCGCACTCCGTGAACGTGCAAAGAAACCCGCATCTCAACGCGGGATGACTCCGGTCGGCATCGCTCGGGCTCGAGACTTGGCCAACGGGCGACCAGTCTCAGCCGACACCGTGCGGAGGATGAAGGCTTATTTCGACCGTCACGAAGTGGACAAGCAGGGTTCGACGTGGGACGAGTATGGGAAGGGCCGTCAGGCTTGGGATGGATGGGGCGGGGATGCTGGCCAAGCATGGGCCAACCGAATCGTCGAGAGACTCAACAAGACCGCCTGATGCCATACGCAATCCGTAAAACGCCGACAGGATGGGCCAAGGTGAAAGTATTCCCGGGGCAAGAGTCGGTTGTGTCGCACCACAAGACTCGCGAGGATGCTATCGCCGCGATTCGCGCCTACTACGCCAACAAGCGCAAACTTCAAACCCGCATGAGTAAATGAAGACGACCTCTTTTCAATCCCTATCTCCCGCAAGCATCGATGCTGACACCATCTTCGGGGTCTCTGTGATTACCCTCGGAGTGGCCAAGGGGCACGGTCTCCTCATCGACGAAACGACACTCTCGCAAGTCGTCAAATGCGGCAACTCAGCTAAGAGCGGAATCAAGGTCAAGGTTGGCCACGAGTCTGGTGTTGAGGAGATCGTCGGGCGTCTCGTCAACTTCCGTGTCGAAGATGAGAAGGTGCTCGCGGATCTCCAACTGTTCCAGACCTCTCCACGCCGAGACTTCATCCTCGAGTTGGCCACCAAAACACCTGAAGCATTCGGGCTTTCTATCTCATTCGAGGGCAAGCCGCAGGACGTCAACGGGGCCGCTTACGCACGCTGCACGCGCCTTCGTTCGGTCGATTTGGTTGACGAACCAGCAGCAAACCCAGACGGGCTTTTTGAAGCGGCAGTTGATGAAGCGCAGAATGTTGAGAATCCAATGAAGGAAGAACCCAAAACCGAAGCAATGGCCGAGGCACCCGCGCCGACCGTCGAGGATCGTCTCGCCACGGTCGAAGCAGCAATCTCGGAGATGAAAGGGATGCTACAAGCAATCCTCACCGAAGAAACAACCGAGGCACCCGAAGCCGAGATGGGCAAACCAATGCCGGAAGAAGCCGCGATGAGCGCAAAGGCCGAAGAGGTTGCCGGTGCTGCTTTTGAAGCCGTCGAGGAGAAGATTCTCGGGGCCGTCGAAACAAAGTTCGAGGCACTCGCCGCTCTCATCAAATCTTTTGGCACTCCTGTCGCTCCCGGTGTCGCTCCCGAAGCAAAGGCTGATGCGCCAACCGACTTTTCCGAACTCCGGAAAAACCCTGAAGCGTACAGGAACCACCTGATCGCAAAGGGCATCCTCAAACCCTAAAACCAAAAAACCACATGGCACAAAACGATACGGGGTTCAAAGCGTTCACGGTGGGGGCTTCGGCTCTCTCTGCTGGTCAGCGCGTTGCACTCTCCTCTGGGCTGGCTGTCGCAGCCGGCGCAACAAACGGCAGTTCCATCGGTGTCGCACTCGCTGACGCCGCTGCAAACGGCATCGTCACTGTTAAACTCAACACCGCAAGCGGCACGTTTGAAATGCGCGCAGCAGGAGCAATCACCTCTGGCGCAGCAGTTTACCCTGCGGCATCTGGCAACATTGCTGGCACGGCATCGAGCAACGTCACCATCGGCATCGCTCTTGAAGCGGCGACTGCTGCAAACGACGTGATCGAAGTGCTGTTGGGGGTTAACGCAAACTCTTAATCGAAAGGACACTAGAAAATGTACGCAAACGCAGGTGCAGTTCTTCGCGGTGACATCCAACAGGCTGTCATTCAAGCTGGTGGGGCCGACAACGGTCTCATCGGTGGTCTCGTCATGCCACCTCTCTCGGTGGCAACAAAGGCGGGGCAATACCTCAAAATCGACATCGCAACGGGTCACCTCATGCGGGTGGACTCGGACGCGGCAAAGCGCAACGCTGACGGGTCTTACAGCCGCATCAGCCGTGCTTTCACGCAGGACACCTACCTCTGCGAGGATCGGGGTCTTGAGGAGTTGATTGACGACTCAAACCAAGCTGACCTCTCGCGGTTCCTCGATACTGAGGCCACGATCGCGAAGCTGTTGCTCCGCAACATCAAGCTGGCTCACGAGACGCGGGTTGCTTCGGCAATCTTCAACACGAGCAACTTCAACAACACGACCGTGGGAACGGTGTGGAGCAACTCGGCAGCAGATCCGGTGACGGACTTGCAGGACGCAATCTCCCGCCTCCGTAAAAAGGGCGTGGACGCCAACACGTTGGTGGTCAACCTCGACGTCTACAACGCACTCCGCAAGAACGCCAAGATGCAGAGCTACATCTTCGGGTCCGTCGGGACCGGAGACCTTCGCAACGTGGACGCTGCACTCATCGCCGCTAACCTCGGAATCGACAAAGTGCTGGTGGCTTCCGCTGCATACGACTCATCGAAGAAAGGCCAAGCCGCTTCTGGGTCGTTCATCTGGGGCTCAAATCGCGCATGGATCGGCAATGTTCAGTCTGGCGACTTCGTTGCCGGTGGAGCTGGCCGCACGTTGACGTGGACGGGAGACGCTTCCGATCTGTTCGTCGTTGAGACCTACCGGGACGAAGCACGTCGTTCTGGCGTGGTTCGCGTGCGTCAGCACACCTCCGAGAAGGTGGTTGACGCGACCTCTGGTGAGTTGCTCACGATCGCGTAACGCATTGGATTCCAAAGGGGGAACGGGAGAACCCCGTTCCCCTTTTTTGTTATGGTTCCACCCATCTCTCAAGTTCAACGCTACACCGGACTCGACACACCCGGGGGTCTCGCAGTGCTGGCCAAGGTCTCGTTTCAGTCGGGCCCGAAAGCCGTCAACCCTCCTCCAATCACCGCCGCGCCGCTCACTCCGAAAGGTGCTGGGATTTACGACGAGAAGGGGATGCTCCCGACCATCAAGGGCAAGGGGCTCGAGTTCATCGCCTACGCATGAGACTGGCTTTCTCCAACGCTTTGCTCCGCACCTTCAACCATGCTGCATCGACCATGGGTGCATCGGTGTTGCTCAACGGTGAAACTGTGCAAGCGGTGGTGTCGGAGTCGGACTACATGACGCTTCCCGAGGAAGGCGGAATCAATGCTGGAGGAGAGTTGACCATTCGCATCTCGCGCACGGCGTTTGATGAGTTCGGTAAGGGTGGGGACCCTCGTAGGAACCAGTTCACGATCGACGGCATGAAGTACCGGGTCATGACAGTGAAAAACCTGCCTGAGAACCCCATCCTGCAGTTCGTCGTCCGACAAGACCAATGAGCACCAACTTCCAAGCCGATGTCCAAGCTGGAATCGTCGCCGCCATGAGGGCCGACGAGGATCTGGCGACATTGCAGGTGCTCACCTCGGACACTGACGAACTCAAAGAGACGGCATCCATCTTCATCGCGACCGAAATCAGCCGCGAACTCGTCGCTGGCTCACGAGTCTTCATCCTCGATGGTCAGGCCATCCTCCGCGTCAACCGCTCAGCATACACTGCGGATGAGAGCGCACAGATCCGGCAGAACGTGCTCGCCGCACTTCTGAACCCAGTGGCAGATGGCGACTTCGACCAGTTCTCTTTCGAGTCAGCTAAGGTGCTCGGGTTCGTGCTCGGAGCACAAAACACCACTTTCGCCGACGAGGTCCAGCTGGACTCATTCGCTTTCAAAGTCTGGGCTTACCAACTCTCTCAACAATAACGACATGGCAACCATCCACGACAACGGACAGGACTATGGCACACTTGGAACCGTGCAGACCCAAGCGGGGATGCTGGTGACGCAGTACAACGCCAAAAAATCGTCCGCCACCAAAGAAATCATCGGGCCGAATGGGGACGTTCAAAGCCTTGCGATGTACAACCTGAAGACGGAAATCACGATCGACGGCTACATCTCGGGAACGTTCACAGGAACAATCGGCAGTCAGGCCGGAACCAACACGTTCATCGACTCAATCAACCGAGCTTTCTCGGCTGAAGACGTGGCCAAGCTCACGGTCTCCAAGACGCTGTACGCTGGATTGACCTAATCACCAACCACTTAAGACCATGGCTGAAATCATCAAAGGTGAGGCAGTGACATTCGGAACGGGCGGTTCATCGGCTACGCTGTTGACCTCCGCAACCGTCAACAAAACCTCATCCAAAAAGGAAATCCCTGACGGAAACGGTGGCTTCGGGGCTGTCGTTTACTTCGCTATCAAGGACGAGGTCAACTTCGAGACGTACGAAGCGACTTCTCCGAACGTCGGTGACACGGCAACCCTGCCGAGTCTCATCTCAGCGTTTGTGACGGGAAGCGTGTTCGTCACCTCGTCCGAGGTCATCGAATCTTCGGAGGATCTGACCAAGTCGAACGTCACAGCAGTCTCTTACGCCAGCATCACCTAACCCATCAACCCCGAGGAGTTTCCGGAAGCGGTGGGTCAAAACCGCGTCTCCTAAATCAAAACCGGCCTTCACCTTGCCATGATCACCTCATTCTATACGACCGGAAATCAACGACTTGCTGTCGCACTTGCCACCATTGGGATTCCTCCGCACTCAGAGAACCCTGTCACCGTCGAACGACGAGCACTCCCAAACGGAGAAACAGAAGTTCGCACCACGTTCCACTTCGCAATCGCAGGAACGTGGAAAGGCTTCGGTGGAGAACCTCAAATCGCCATCAAAGCGGACGTCATCGCGTCTGCTTACTTTGCGCTGACTCGCGGGAAAACTCCCGATGGACTCGACTTCCGAATCCTCGCGGAACTCCAAATCATCCATGCGTGTCTCGAGGTTCGTGACGAAATCAACCGGGTGCGAAAGGCAGCAAACCCAGAGCAGTCTTACATCGGGGTGGCCATCTGCGAAAACGCAACCACGCTGGCTTCATTCGTCAGTGCAACTCATGAGCTGACTCGTCAAAAGCTTCGCCGTGGAGTGCTTTACGCGCCGACCGAAACGCTTCAGGACGCCATCAAAACCTTCAAACACTTTGCCTAACCATAACCATGCTCAACGACATCCAACACCTCATCATCGGCGCATCTGGCCCGTCCTCAACCATCGCTGGCATTCCATGCCGACCGCTCACGCTGCAGACCTACGCGCTGATGGAGTTGACTGGGAACGAACTCCTCACCGCACCGAGCACCCGCATGGCGGACGTTCTAGGGTTCATCTACCTGCACTCGGCACCGCAGGAAAAGGTGGCCGAGGCAACTGCTGCTTATCTCGCTGGTGACAAGGCGCGAATGCTGAAGGAGTCTCTTAATCTGCCATCAATCCCGCTCGCGGACTTGGCCGACATCGCACGCCAGATCCGCGAGATGATCGAGCAAGCGACGGGATCGCAGGTCGTCGTCGAGGGTGCTGAGGTCGCAGTGGGAAACTGAGTCGGGCGGGGATGATTGCTCGCTACATTCACCACTTCGCTTCCGCGTACGGGTGGAGACCGAGCGAGATCCTCGCCCTTTCATTGCATGACGCGAACGCACTATTTGCTGCTTCCCTCGAAGCGCAGGGACACCGAGTGCGTGCGGTGGTCGATGACTCGCACCTTTGTGAAGCATGAAACTGACGCTCTCAATGGACCTGACGAACTTCAACCGAGTGCTGGGCGTCTACGTCCAGACCTCGAAGAAGGAGGTCAAGAGCATCATCGGGAGAAAGTTTCGAGACGTTGTCATAAAGGCTGGGAAGTTCCACCAAGACACGAGACCAGAGACACTCCAAGCCATCGAAAAGCAGAAGCAGGACGGACGGGTGCGGATCTCCAAACGAGTGCTTCAGCGAGTCAGCGCACGTCGCTCAAAGCTCATGGCGGAACTTCAGAAAGCGCAAGCGAGCGTGGGGCGCAAAGGCAAGCGGGGAGAGCGTGCAGTCTTCAAGGTTCTCAAGGCAACCGCACAACTTCAGCGGAGTGTGCAGCAAGACCGATGGGAGATGGAAATCAAGCAACGGCAGAACGCAGCCGGTCGAGCTGGAGCGTGGGGATGGCTTGTGACAGGCACCAACTTCGACAACATCGACCGTCGCCACCCTGCTGCCGTCGTGAAAAAGTTTGATGGTCTCCTCGAAACGTACCTTGAGATTCAAAACAAGAGACCCGGCATCGAGCCGTTCACCGCTCGGGTTGGCTACGTGCAGAAGGCTCTCGGAACCGTGGCAGCTGACATGGCCGCGTACCTCAACCGCAAACTGGGAATCACTTTATGAGCACCGCAACCATTCGCATCGGGGCCGACACTACAAACTTCCGGCAGGGTCTGACGCAAGCTGTCGGCCAGATGCAATCCTTCGCCAAAACGGTCGCCGGTGTCGCCGGTGGACAGGCTCTCTTTGCTGGCTTGCAAGCCGGAATCGGTGCAGTTGGGAGTGCGTTTCGCTCACTCGGTGAGACATTCAAAGAGAGCATCTCATCCGCTGGAGAGTTTGAAGCCGTCGTCGCTCAGTTCACGACGTTTTACAAGTCGGCCGAAACCGCGCAGGGGGCCGTCGCAGAGCTGGCAAAGTACGCTGCAACCACATCATTCCAACTGGGGGAGGTGGCCAACGCAGGGGCCGGTCTTGCCGCTGCTGGAGTACCTGCCGAGCAACTGAAGGAGTCGATTCGGATCATCGGGGACATTGCAGCAGCCACGAAGAAACCGATGGCTGAGATTCTTCAGCCATACGTCAAGACACTCTCGGTCGGGAAGATGCAGACTGAGACTTTCCTACAGTTCCTCGAACGTGGAATCCCCATCGGGGAAGAGTTGAAAAAGGCTCTCAACCTGAGTGACGCGGGACTTCAGAAGGCACTCACTGAAGGCAAAATCTCGGCGCAGGACATGGTCAACGCACTCCAAGCGATGACGACCACAGGCCTTTTCTCCGGTGCAGCAACCACGCAGGGAAAGACGCTCAATGGCCTTCTCTCGACGCTCGCTGACAACGTGGAAGAGGTGAAGCGGAACCTCGGCCTCGCCGCATCGGAAGGGCTCAAACCGCTCATCGAGTTCGCGCAAAATCTCACGGGTCGGTTCGCACCGATTGGAACCGCTCTCGGCAACATCTTCACCGCTGCAACCCAAAAGGCCCTGCTGTTTTCGGACCAGTTCACCGCAGGATTCGGACGGGCCGTGGACACTGCTGTGAACGCATTCCAGATCATCGAGGGGGCCATCAAGAACGGGACCCTCTGGGACGTGCTCGCAACTGCTGGCAAACTGGCTTTCCTCGAGGTCACGGAGACCGCAATCCGTGCGCTTCAAGGAGTGACCAACATCTTTGCCGATGGGAACGCTTTCACCGGCCTCTCTGGCTCTCTCATCGTCGCGATTACCGATGCTCTCGGAACTGCTGCTGGGGCAGTGGCCGGAACCCTAGGGAGTGCTCTCCTCGACGCAGCAAAGGCATGGCTCGACTATGTGCTCGCAGGGATCAAGCGAATCCCTGCTGCTCTTGGTGAGTTGATGAGTGCAGTCTTCTCCTCAGGCAACACGTCCGGACTCGGCAAGCGCACGCTGCAAGGCATGGGGGCCAACCAATCGACGTTCCAGACCTCGCAGTTCTACGGTGCGCCACAAGCCTCTGGCATGACCTCGGCACAGGCGCAGGAAATCATCGCCGCAAAGGCCGCAGGCTACCCAACCCCGCTCACCCCGGGGGAGGTGCGTGAGACGTTCGCCAACGGGAAGCGCATCACCTACAACACCAAGGAGTCGCTTTCTAACGGAGCAATCATTCCACCGAGCAACTCGGACGCTTACGCTGAGGGAACACCGGGACAGGGACTCATCGCCGCATTCGAGCGGGGGTTTGCTCGCCAAACCTCCGCCACCGAGCGTCTCCAATCCCAGAACGAAAAGCTCAAGACTGAGTTGGCCAAGCTGACCGAGGCAGCACTCAAAAACGCAACCGCAATCCGCGAGCAGTCGAGCAGTCTCAAAAACCAAACTGAGTTGACCGCAAAGACCGCTCAGGCCGAGGAGAAGAAAAGCAAGGCGACCACTGCGACAGGAGACTTCTTCACGTCGCTGGAAAAAATCGGTGGCGGACGACGCACGATGAACCTCGCTCCACGGGGGCCTGTGATCGGCATGGAAGGCAGGGAGCCGGGGTTGCGTGGGGGTGGAGACCTAGGAGGAGGATTCGCCGCATCAGCCGCTTTTATCGCCGCAAAGAAACGCGAGGAGATTGCCAAGGTGCCGGTGCAAGGACCTCCCGCCGCCGAGTTTTTCCAGATGCGGGCTCAGCAACTCCGAACGCCGAGAATGGACTTCGATGTGGCACCTGCTTTCCCGCTTCCGGGCGGGGGCATGATGGAGGCTAAGGATCCCGCCGTGCGTGTGTTGCAAGAGAACCAGAGCACGCTGGCATCCAAACTTGATGCAGTGGTGGCAGCAATCACCAAGCAGGGTTCTCTCAACGTGGCCGTCGTATGAGTCTCAACACTGAGTTTCCAGTTTCCGCGCAGGTCGATGAGATGGGTGCTCTGGAAGTCATCTTCCGCACTCGGTACACGCGCACCGGACCCAACAC